AAGCTGCTATTGAACACTTATGACACGGAAAAAACGCTCAGTGTGCTGCAGACGCTGTCTGATGCTTCTGCTGGCCTGAACTTGAATTCCTCCGATGTCAATATGTTCATTTCTGGACTGTCTCGTATGCGGACAACCGGAAAAACAACGCAGGAATATCTGAACTATTTCTCCGAGCGTGGTGTGGATGTTTATCAGGCTCTGGCCAATGCCACTGGTGCCGACAAGTCCAGCATCGCAGAGATGGTCACTGACGGTAAGATCGCCGGCGCAGATGCTGCCGAAGCGATTTTGACCTATATCAATGACACATACGGCGGGCTGTCTGAGAAGCTGGCCACCACCTATGACGCCATGGTTGATAACCTGAGTGACTTTCAGGCCGACATGGACGCTGCCATGGGCGAGGGCTACAACGAAGGCCGCAAAGCTGGTCTGCAGGCCCAGATGGACTGGATGAGCGGAGAGAGCGGTGAGGCTGTCGAAGAGGCCAATCGTGCAATCGGTGCATGGAAAGCCGAACTGGAGAACAGCAAAGAGCAGTACATGCGTGATGCTATGGACGCTATGATGGCATCTGACGCCTATCAGACAGCCAAGGCGCAAGGCGATGCTGCCGAGATGGGCAAGCTCATCATGCAGGCCAAAGTGCAGGGCATGAATGAGTATAACGCCAGTGAGGGCGCTCAGCTGGCTCTGGAAGCTGAGATGTCTCTGGTGGAAACCATCCGGAATGATACGGTTCTCAACCAGAACTACTGGGACGCTGGTTACGAAAAAGGACAGGAGTTCTCAAAGGGACTTGCTGCTGGAAGAGCAGCAAATATCGAAACCTACGGTTACTACGATGCCATGATCGATGACCCGTTCATTACGAACAAGGGATATGCGACCGGCATCGACTATGTGCCTTATGACAACTTCCCCGCTTTGCTCCATCAGGGTGAGCGGGTGCAGACGGCCGTGGAGGCCAGAAGCGAAAAGAACGGATCTGGCGGAGTTCAGATCGTTATGTACGGCACGACCATCCGTGAGGATGCCGATGTTGACCGCGTTGCGGCAGCACTGCTCCAGAAGATGCAGCTGGCCGGAATGAGGGGGTGAGGTAGTTGCAGTTTTGTTTCATCCGAGACCATGTGTCTCTTATCATGCCTGTAACTCCCGCCCACTATCAGTGGACGGTCGGCAAGCGTGTGGAAACTATCAACATCAACCAGATGGGCGATGTCTACCGCCCCGGCGGGCAGACGCGCTTTTCCGGAAGCTTTGACTTCCTGCTGCCGGCTCAGGCTTATCCGTGGATCGAGGCCGGTGGCCGTGCGGATCCCCAGTATTATCTGGACTATCTCACCGCTTGGGCTAGCGACGATGAGACTGTCCGGATGATCATTACCGGCACTGAAATCAATGTGCTCGTGTATATCGAGGATGTTTCCTATGGTGAGCAGGATGGAACTGGTGACATGTATGTCACTGTTTCGGTCAGGGAGTTCTCGGATCTGGAGGCTGCACAGGTAGCCACGGTCAGAACCAACGCACAGAACAATGGCCGCGCTGGAGATTCTTCCGGAACCACCGGAAAGACACAGTCCTATACCATCGTCAAGGGCGATACGCTTTCCATCATCTGCCGCAGATACTACGGCAAGTCGACGCCGAAGTATTATAACGCACTGGCCAGCTATAACGGGATCAAGAATCCGCATCTGATCTATCCCGGAACCACACTGAAAATCCCGCCGGAATCCACGCTGCTGGGGGTGTCTTCGTGAATATCTATCTGACCAAATCGAAGTCCACGGTCACCCATGATGTTACGAAGATTATGACCTTCTGGACATGGTCTGGTGACAAGGCAACCATCAGCCGGCAGTTCGCCGGGGAGATCGTCTATATCGAAAACAGCAAGCTTCCCGTACCGGAGCTGGGAGATCTGCTCACGATGGTAGATGGAAGCAAGCTCTTTGTCGGTGTGGTTCTTCTCCGGTCTCTGGGGTCTGAGGACAATACGATGTCCTTCACGGCGTTCGACTATGGTTATTACCTCCAGCGCAATGACGGTACCTACAAATTTACCGGCGCCACGCCGGAAGAAATGACGCGAACGGCCTGCGCAGATAGGGATATCCCGATTGCACAGCTGCCGTCCACCGGCATTCAGCTGTGGAGGAAGTTCGCCGGCGTCAAACTGAATCAGATGATCACGACAGCATGGACTCTGGCCAGCGAGAAAAACGGAAAGGTCTACGCCATCCGCTATACGCCGTCCGGCCTGCTGGTGAAAGAGCGGAGCATCAGCGCCTCGAATCTGGTTCTGCAGGCATCTTCCAATCTGATGAATGCCACCACGAAGGAAGATGCCTCTCAGATGACCAACAGCGTGGCCATCTATGATTCCAATGGCAACCTCCTCCGCAAGGTGGGCGACGATGCGGCTCAGGCGCTCTACGGCGTTATGGAGCAGCATATTACCCAGAGCGAGAACAAGGCTGCCGATGCGGATGCATCTGCAAAGAAGCTGCTGGAAGACGGTATGCTTCAGAAGACAGTGACCGTGAATGTTCTGGGAGACACTTCTCTTCTGACGGGTGAAACTGTTGTGGTGAACGAGCCGAAGACCGGCTTAGTCGGCGTTTTCTGGATTGACGCCGATGTCCATACATGGAAGAACAAGAACTACTACACGAAGTTGACGCTGAATTGCCGGAATGTGATGGCAACTGCCAGCGCAGGAAGCGAGGTCACATGAACGGTCAGGACGCAAGAGATCCTTTTCTGGGAATCAATGAACACATCCGAAATCAGGCGCGAAGTCAGGTGCCGACCTATTACACCATTGGCAAGATTCTCTCTGTTTCTCCCATGGTTGTCAGAGCGGCCGGCATGAATCTGGACAAGGATGACCTCCGCATTGCTCAGCATCTGAAGCCCGGTTGGGTGGAACATCTGGCTGAACTGGAGTGGGCGCTGACTGCCGACCTTCCCATGAAAACCTTTTCGGGAAGTTGCTCATGTGGCCTTTCCTCCGGTACAGCAACCGTGACCAGACCGCGGGAGACTGTGGAAGGTAGAACGACGAAAGAAGCTACGGTGACGCACGATCTCCCGCTTGCGGTCGGCGATGATGTGTTGCTGATTCCCAGTGCGGACGGCCAGATCTATTATCTGGTGGATAAGATTGTGGGGGTAGATAAATGAGCCTTTTTCCTTTGATTTCCGCACCCGACATCGGCACGCTGCAGGCATCAGACGGCCTTCCGCTCTACCGCGAAGTGGACTGGAACTTCCAGACAAACAAACCTGTCTGGCGCGGCGGAAACCCCGTCTTTGTTACGGGAGCGAGAGCGGTTTTGGTGTGGGCGTGGAATGCAATCCACACCGAGCGGTTTGCTCATGATGTGTTCAGTTCCGATTATGGACTGGACGGCAGCGAGATCCTCGGGCAGTCCTATGTTGAGGAAGTGCGCCAGTCTGAAGCAATCCGCATTGTACGGGAAACTCTCATGATTAACCCGTACATTACCAATGTGACGCAGGTGAGCGTGTCCTTTGAGGGTTCAGTGCTTCACCTGAGTTTCAAAATGACTACGATTTATGGGGAGGTGACTATTGATGATTGCGACATCTCCGTATGACGATCTGACCCCGGAAAGCATTAAAGCCACGATGCTTTCTGATCTGGAGCGCAAGGGAGCTGATGTCAGCATCAGAGAGGGTTCCTACACAAACACGCTGGTCAGCGTGGCGGCATATCAGCTGTTCAAAATGTACCAGCTGTTTCCGAGCCTTCTCACAATGGTATTCCCGGACGAAACTGCCGGTGAATATATCGACAAAAACGCCGCACAGGTCGGCATGGTTCGTGCAGCAGGAAAGAAAGCCAAGGCGGAAATCACCTTCACCGGAACCGATGGCACATTCGTACCCGCTGGCACGGCTCTGTACGCGCCTGAGAGCGGTTTGCGGTATCTGACGACCGAGGATGCCACCATTGCCGGCGGCGTCGCCACGGCGCCTGCAGAGGCCGCTGAGGTGGGCGCTGACTATAACCTTCCGGCGGGGTACATTACTTCGATGTACATCAATGTGGCTGGCATTGTCAGCGTAACCAACAACGCTGCCGCTACCGGCGGTGTGGATGTTGAAAGTGATGTTGATTTCTATGCCAGATATCATCTGCGGCGGACGCTGCCCATTACTTCTGGCAACAAAAACCACTACATCACTTGGGCAACGGAAGTAACCGGCGTGGCCTATGCCAACTGTGTTCCGCTCTGGAACGGCAACGGAACGGTCAAGGTGGTTATCGGCGGCGCGGATCGCGGTCCCGTGGATGAAACCATCCGACAGGCCTGTTATGACCACATTGAGGATAATCGCCCCATCGGTGCGACCGTGACTGTTGTCAGT